ATCTCGTTGGATGCGTCCCTACGACCGCCCTGTTGCACCATGCCGACAAGGCCGGCGTCTACGTGTAGTGTCCCCGAAAGACGCCGCTCAATGCTCATCGCGACTTCCAACAAGCGGTCGAGCGCGGGGAACTCTACGGACGGCAGCAGCGGAGCCAACACGCGCTCCACCGTATCGGCGCGCAGCGGCAGCACGACCTCGTCGTCCCCGCCCTCACCGATGCGCGCAAGCGTCCCGCCGGGGCGCTGCTGTACCACGCCACCATCCGCGAGCTGCAACTCCGCGAGCGAGCTGTAGCCAAACAACGATGACGTGAGCGAACCAAGAGACGTTCCAACCACTGGGATCTCTGCCTTCAGGATCTCGTTGATGGAACCGATGACCATGTGGTTGATCCACTTGACGAGCTTCTCTACGGGCGCACGCAGCGACGTGAGCACCGCTTGGAAGATGCCACGTACCCTCTCGCCGGTCTCCTTCAGTCCGAGCGCATCCATGATGGCGTCTACGGTGTCAAGGAACCACGTCTTAGCAGCAGTGAACGTCTTGGTGGCCCACCCCCAGAACCCGGTCCAGATGCGCGGCAGCGTCTCGTTGAGGAAGCGGAGGAACACCTTGTCGATGCTAAGCACGAATTCGATGATGTCGTCCTTCGTATTCCACAAGAGATTGAACATGCGCTCGGTCCAGTTCAGCACCTTAGTAGTGATGAGCGTGAACCCCTCGATCACAGGGTGAACGAATCCATCAACGACAATTTCCGAGATGCGCTCAAACATGTCCCCCAAGCGCTCGAAGACCGCGACAAAACCCTCGATAGCCTTGGGAACAAGGATAAACACGTCCATGAGCGATGGTGAGTTTCCGACGAACACTGAGTAGACGAAGTCCTCTATCCACGTCTGGACCTTCTCGAACCCGATGGAGAACGCGTCCGCGAACAGTGTGACCCACTCCGACATCTCTTGTAGTGCGGGCACCAGCCACTCCACCAGTTTGGTGATGAGTGGGATGATCGCCCTCTCCAAGAACATGGCGACGCCCTTGATAGCGGCCACAAGGGTGGGGCCGAATATCTGCGTGTAGAGCACGGTGAAGAGTTTGAGCAGCGGAGGAAGCAGTGGCATGACTGCTTTGAGAAGTTGCACGATGACTTTGACCAGCTCGGGTCCCAACTCCGCCGCGATGTCGCCCCACATCTTGACGATTGGGACCAAGCCTTCCACCAGCATGGTCACAAGCTCCACGGCGATCGGCACCAACTGGTCAAACAGCTTGAGCACCACCGGCAGTAGCTTCTGCGCCAAGTCGCTGAACGCACTGAGTAGCGGACCTACCGCACCCATCAGCCCGGAGAACAGCTTACTGAGGCCGCCCGTCGAACCGTTGATCCCTTCAAGTGCCTTGGCGATGTGTGTCCCAAGCTGAATCGCGATGATCTCTAGCATGGAGGCAAACGGAGCAATCAGCGGGAGGAGCTTCTGCGCCAAGTTACGCGCGATGATCTCCAGCGTCATAGCAAACGGCGCGAACGCCGTTTCCACGATGTCACTAAACGTTTCGATGGCGGGCGTGAACTGCTTCTTGACCATGTCGATGATTGGCATGAACAATTTCATCAACGGGGCCAGAGGTCCAAGAAGAACACCAGCAACGCCGCCAAATTTGTCCAGCTTCTCGAAGGTGTCGCCCACGGCGAAGAAACTCTTCTTGATCTCAGCCGTTTCGACCGCCGCACCACGAGTCGCGAACCGCGCCGCCTCGACGTTCGCCCCCAACGTCTTCGCGTCCTCTGCCGGTGTCTTGAACATGTCCTTGACGGCCTCGAACGCGTCCGAAGACGCGAACGCATTCACCTCGCCTGACCACTCATCTTTGATGCGCTTGCCCACGTCGCTTACCGCGTCCTCAACCCGCGTGAACGGAGACGCTGCGAACTTGATGACGCTCTGAGTAGCGCTGATGAGCCCGTCAGTAAATGCCTGGGCAGCCTGCCCGGCACCACCACCAACAACGTCCACGAAGGAGCTTCCGACAAAGGCGATGCTCTTGGCCAACCTACCGCGCGGCGCACCCCACTCGGTGATCTTGTCCGAGATGTCCACGATCTTGTTGCCGACGCTGGCGAACTTTTCGTCCATGACCTTGGATATCTGACCCATCTTGGTCGTGGCCTTGTCCTCGACAGACAGCACCCACCCAAGCGTCTCGAAGCCTGCCGCCACGTCAGAACCCCATGATCCTGCGGAGCACCACACTGAGGATCGCGCTGAGTCCGTCAGCCTTCTCAAGTGACCTCGCGATGTTATGCGTCTCCACGGTGTGTCTGGCCAACCAGTCCCTACGCTGGAAGTGCGCCATCAACCTCCAGTCAGTGTAGGACAAGCCAGCCCGCATCATCATCCATCGCTCCTGTTGAATGCGCTCAACGGACGGTAGCGCCGCCGCGACGACGAAACATGGCACCGTTCAGCGGAAGCTGTTGCCGGAAGCTGTGCCCGTTGGGGCACCGAAACGCGGGAACAAGCTCATAACCAAACGACCTCCTCTCAATGCCTGCGCGAAGCTCGTGATTCAGGAACATGGGCGCCTGCTTGACCCACTTCATCGCTTCAAGCACGCCGACAGCGCGACCGTCGATGGCCGAGATGTAGCGCGCCATGATGAAGCTGTGTAGCTTGGCTCCCGGCGTCTTAGCGCTCTTGGCGCTCCCACCTCCCGAGCGCTGTGCAAAGTCCTCCGCTTGGATCATGTCCGCCACGCGAAGGTAGCGGCATTCGATGCGTTGACCGTTGGAGAGCAACACCTCGTAGTTGTCATGCAGGTCCGCAGCGATGTAGACCTGCTCTGCGCCGTCCTGGTCGCCCTCCAGGCCCATCTCACGTAGCACGCGTATGTCCTCGTCCTCGTCCAAGCTCGTAGCCGGTGGCCACGAAGGGATCTCCCCCGGCATCGGGCGGCGCAGCACGCGACACGGAACTTGCGACAACGGACGCGAACCGTCGAATTGCTGATCGCAGTTGGGGCATGATGGGTAGAGCGGGATCAAGTCCTCGCCCATAGAGTAGGCCAGGATGTGTAGGAGGCACGCGGTCCAGTCCTCCAAGATCAAGTGCTCGTAGGACATACCTCTCGTGTCGAGGCACTGCTGCACCACGTGGCGCATTGCAGGGGACGCTGCGAGCCCGGTGCCCGCGCCAGCAAGCACCTCCTCCTGCTCACCCCGCATCGGGATGATGAGCACCGCCCCGTCGTGGTTCTCGTACCCAAGCCCACCACTCGGAAGGACGTAGGGCCTGCTCAGCGCGTCGGGATTCCGCTGCTGTTGTGCGGGGCGCGCTTGCGTCGTGTAGTTGTCGGGCTTGACCTGTGTCGGGTGTGCGCCCTCTTCCGTAGGCAGCCCGAAAGCGGTAGCCAGCTTGCTGCGGGGATCGTTGGGATCGGCAGGTACCTGCGGGTTCATGCGGACCTCCCGGCTGCGCGGGCAGCGGCCTTGTCGGGCGTGTTCGCCGCCTCAGCTCGCTGCCACTCCCACAGTAGCGCCTCGTCCAACTTGGTGATGACCATAGCCCGCTCACGCGAGGGGTCAGCACGCTGCAAGGCCCGCACCTGATCGGCGCAGACCTTGAGCACATCGTTCAACTGTACGCCGTTGATCCCGTGGACGGCTATGCATCCATTCTGAAAACGGATGTCGAGGTGTCCCTCGATGATTGCACGATCCCAAACGCCGGTCTCCTGACCGACGCCCCCAGGGGCCGTGATGTATTGTGTGGGAGTGTGCATTTTGCTCTCCTGGCCCCTTTTGAGCCATACATCGTTGATTGTTGCGTGTAGCAGCTAGGCTAAGCCGCCCTCCTCATTGAGCGGATCAGTCTACCGCTACCCCTGGACCGGCGCGAGTAGGTTCTGATCCCAGATCACGCGGTCGCAGGTGAACTCCATATCCATCTCCATGATGTCGCCGCCGCTGAAGTCCACCCCGACATCGGGCGCCTTGACAGGAACCAGACCCTCCAGGCGCGCGGTGCGCTCGTTGCTGCCCTGCGAATCGAACAAGACCAGGCTGCCCGTGGTCTTGAGGAGACCCATCGGAAGCATGAGACCAGTCTCCTCGTTGTACGCCAACGAGAACCACTGGTAGAGTATGCGCCGCGTCCCAGCCTGCGGGAAGTCGCGGAACTTGGCCGTGATGTTGCCTTGCGGCTCCGGCTTTGTGAGGTACTTGCTCGACCCATTGAGGTAGGGCAGGTCCCCCGTCCCAATGGTGCGCCCAGGCACGTTGAAGTCCTGGAGACTGAGGATCAGAACTTCCTTTGCCCCGGGGATGAGCTGATTGAGGTTCAGCTCAAGCATCCCCATGTTCTTCTTCTGGACATCCCAGATGGCGCCGGCTTGCGCCAGCACGGTGCCCGAATAACGATATTGGCTGACCGGCATTTCAACACCTCATGTTAGTATGCGGGATCAAAGGAAACCCGATGACTGAAGAATGGAGACCTGTACCGTCTTACGACGGTGTCTACGAAGTCAGCGAACGTGGTCGTGTGCGGCGGGGGGACAGGCTGCGCGCCATATACATCGCCAAGAACGGTTACCCCAGCGTGAACCTGTGGCGACACAACAAGGGTCGCACCCATTGCGTGCATTGGCTGGTAGCTGAGGTGTTTCTGGGACCAAAACCCGAAGGTCGCCAAATAAACCATCGCGACGGAAACAAGACCAACAACAACCCCAACAACTTGGAGTATGTGACCGCACGAGGCAACTCGGATCACGCCATCGCGAACGGTCTTACCAACAATCGCGGGGAGCAACACGGCATGACGCGCATGACCAATGCGCAGGTACGGACAGTGGCGGAACACATCATCTCCAACCCGAAAGAGTCCTACACCACGATAGGCAAAACTCTCGGAGCGCATCCCCAAGCTGTACACCGCATCGCCACTCGCCAAGGTTGGAGAAGTGTGACTGGCGATCTTGTGGACGAGCTTACGCACTCGCACGAACAACGCACACACGCGCGCAAGACCCGCAAAGAGCACGCCGACGACATCCGGCGTGACGTATCCGAGGGCATGACCCGCACAGCCGCCGCCCACAAGTACGGAATCAGCCTGAGGACTGTCTACCGTGTAATGGGTAGCGACTGAAACCGGCATTTCAACACCTCTTAGTATGTGGTCTCAAGAGGGGGCCAACGCCCCCTACTTATTGGTCTGTTAGCCGGCTGCCGTCACGTCCGCGAAGTCCGCGCCAGTCGGAGTGAGAACGATGTCAAAGTCGAGGAACTCGACAGCCCGCGCAGGCTTGATGAAAATGCGCGCGCGGACGCGAAGATTGTCGATGTCGTCCGCCGTGGTCGTGGAGTTGTCCACGAGCACGAAGAAGTCCTGAAGCCCGCGACGCTCCTTGATCGGACCCAAGACATTCTCGATGAACACCTTGATCTCGCGCCAAAGGGATGTGTCGTTCAACTCAAAGACGAAATCCTTGGCCCCCGCGTCGAGCTTGTTGATGATGACATTGAGGGTCCACTGCACGTTGATGCGATCAAGCGCTGTAGCGGCGCGTTGCATGGTGCGCTGACCCGCGAGCTGTAGCCCACGATTCGCGAACGCGACGACAGAGTTGATGACCTCCGTGCGCTGGCCCACCAGACCGTAGAGGAGGTTGCGGTCCTCCAATTCGGTCGAGTACTTGACGCCGTCCGCGAGCACCTTGCCGCGGCGTCCGCCAGCGATGGGGAACCACGGCTCTGCGGCGCTGTCGGTGTTCGCGACGAGCGCAGCCATGTCGCCGTCTGGCGGCTCAAGCACGAACTCGTTCGTGAACTGGTCGAGGTAGCGCAACCAGGGATCGAACACCGCGAGGAATCGGCTGTCGATCAACGTGGACGGAGGGAAGGGTACGCGCGCCGAAGCGACAGCGGGCAAGCCAGGCCCCGCACCGTACTCCCCGTTGACGAAGTCCCGAGTCTCGAAGGCGTTCTCTGCCTCCGGGCACGGGATGATTCCGATGGCCCGACGACCAGGGCGCTCGCAGAGCGCCTGGATGGCGTTGACGACTGGACTGTGCCACTGCCCCGGCACCATGATCCAATCCATCGGTATGACTTCGTGATTGCGGAAGTGTTGGAGACCGGTGTAGGCAGAGCCGACCTTGGTCCCCACCACGTCAGCGTTCGTGAAGGCGCCAGCCATGCCAACGTCCTGACCGAGTCCGGTCAAGTCCGCGTCCAACTGTCCCGCGTCGTCAGTGACGCGCATACTGATGTAGTCCGACCCATTGGTCGGGTCATTGATGAGGCTCGCCAACTCAGCCAGGTCCGCCGCCTGACCGAAGCTCTCGATGACGTTGGTTGCGCCGAAGAACACCTGAGCACGCAACGTGTCCGACAACGTCGGGTCCGCGTCCACGCGGATCCACAGCCCGTCAGACAGCGTCGAGCGCGCGTTCCCAATGTCGCCAGGGTAGCGTGCGTCAAAGTGCGCGACCGCCTCCTCAGCAGCGACGAACACCGCCTCGTCCAGTAGTGGTGCGCTCGTCCATTGGATGGACGTGAGCCCCGTGCGCAAGTCGAGCGTGTTGTCAGGGTCGGTCGGAAGCGCGGTGTTTTGCGTCCAGTGATCCGCGTCAGCGGTAGCGCCGAGCGTCGCGAATGCGACCTGTGGATCTCCTGCCGCCGCCGCCGACGCCTGCGCCGCCTGGAACGCTACAAGGCGATCCGCTTGGCGCCGGAACGGTGCTGGGCTCAGCGCGCCCGTGAAGACCGTCTCCGTCCCGTCGCCGAACCCTAGGATCCCCGCGACCGGGAGATACACGGCAGTGATGGTTCCGTTGTCCAGCACGTTGAACGTGTTGGCTCCGGCTGTGACCAGGTCGAGCGAAACGCCAAACGCGCCCGTGGTGTGGTCCAGGTAGTTGAGCCCGTTGAACTCATTGGCAGCGGCGGGCGCGTCGAGACTCACCCCGGCTGCGTTCGGTGTCGTGTCCGCGAGGAACTGCGGGCCAGTACCGCGCAGCGCTCGGCGCGCACGATCCTCTGGCACCTGAGTGTAGGTGACGCTGATCTGTGCAGCGACAGCGATGAAGGCAGTCGCCGTGATAGTCCACTCACCAGTTGTGTAGTCGATGGTCCCACCAGCCGCCGCAGCGGCTCGCGGAGCACCACGAGGACTGTCCAGCCAACCACCAACCCCGTCGTCGTAGTAAATCTCCGGGTTGCCGCCCACGTCGCTGATGGTGAGCACAGCGCTCCCGGGGCTGATCGGGCCGACGATGCGCGAGGCGCCCCCGTCTGAGTCCGCCGCAGCGGCGTCGCCACCCGCGTCGCTGGCCTGCACAACCTGCGCCTTGTAGCTGTCGATGTCACCGGGGACAGCGTTGCCGCCCATGTTGATGATCTGGATGTCGTAGCGCGCGTCGATCTGCGCAGCGGTGACAGCGGGGAAAGCCAGTCCACCCACAGGATCCCAGGTCGTCACAGCCCAAGCGCCCGTGCGGTAGTTGACGGTGCCAGGCACCACCACACTCGGTTGACCGATCGGGGCAGAGCGCCATCCACCAAGACCGTCGTCGTAGATGACAGGGGGTACGGTGTCGGTAGGGTGGCTCGGCGTCAGCACGATGGTTCCGGGCACGATCCAGCCTGCGAAACTCTTGAGCGTGGCGGTCGCGCTCGACTCACCGGTGGCGCCCAACGCCGCGTCACCAGCCGTCTCCGAGATGGGAACGGTGATGACGGCCTTGTTGGCGTTGAAGAAGCCGGGAGCGAGTTTGAAGTTGGACAGGTTGCCCGCGTAGGCGCCGACACCCTGCGCCGTAGCCCCGACTGATTCTGCCGTGGCCTTGAGAAAGACAGAGTCGATGCTACCGGTGGCGAAGAAGGTCCCACCGCTGGCGGCAATGTCGATGCCGAAAGCGCCTGTGCGGTAGTCCACGTAGCCGAGCACGCCAGCCGCGCCAGAGAGGATCCCGACACCGGCACCACCGGGCGCGTAGCTCAGGTCGCCGTCGTCGGAAAGCTCGACGAAGGTCGCCGCCCCCGTCTGCGCGCGAATGGTGACCGTACCGGGGACCGCAGGCTGCCCAAGCGACCCATAGGCGATGGTTTGTCCTGCGAGAACAGCGTCGATGGTCAGGATCGAAACAAACTCGCGCGAACCGGCGACGCTATCGAGCTTGCCGAAGAAGCGGAGTCCAGCGACACCGCTAGTCGGGGACGATTCGCTGTCCGACTTGGCGAATGCGCCGTCGTCCCCACCACTGAAGCGGAGCGGGTCGAGGGCTCCGGTCACCGGATTGAGCGTGGCCGCTGGGAACGTGGCACCCGCGCCGGAAGCGAGTTGCACGGTGAGGTTGACTGAAGAGTTGTTGATGCGGGACTGGACGATCCCGTTGCTGATGCCGATGAAGTTCTCGCTGGTCGGCTGTCCGCCAACGAACACTTGGACGTTGTAGCTCTGCGTGCCGTTGTGTGTGATGGCCACGCTAAGGCCACCATCGTTCGCCCACGTACCCTTGCTGCTCCCGGTTAGAAGGAGGATCGGAGTGATACCGTCCGCCGCGTAGATCGTGAGCGTGGCCTCGCGGGCGTTCGCGCCAGCGATGCGAATCGCCTTGAGCGAGTTTCCCCGTCGCAGGTAGCGCACCCCGGCTCGCGTGCCGTAGTGTCGATCCACCGGCCTACCGGTCTGGGCGATGAAGATGCCCTCGTCGGTGTAGTCCTGAAGGACGTTGAT